GTTATAGACATAGTGTCTATCATTGCCCTCGGCTCTCCAATCACGTCTGTTAACCCATGCATTATCTTGCGTCAATACTTTGGGCTGAGTTACTCGACCGAAGTGATCTATTGCGCGATCACTAAATACTTCTGCCCAATCATTATAACAACCCAATGAACAAAAGTTTCCTTTGCCATAATACATTGAAGATCTTCTTCTTGTTTCATTCCTCTTATTATCTTTCGGTCCTTTCTTTCTGTCTTTAGTATCGTAAGTATGACACCTCGGACCTTGGCAATATTTAAGTTGGCTCATTTAAGCAAACTCCCTAACAAGTTCTCTAAACTTATTACAACATCTTTGCTCATATGTTCTGTATCACTTTTATAATGATATACTTTTAAGATTTCTCTTAACTCTTTTATTATTTCTGCTTTGTTCATATTAGTTCTATCCTCGTTGGGTTAGTTGCAGTTCTATATGGGTTCATAGTTTCTGCGTCTAAATCATAATAACAAAAACAATAACTACCTTTAGGTGTTATCCAAGTTTTAGTCTTATGGTCTGTCTTACCTTTCCTAGTTATTATCGCTCTATACTTTTTAGCATAATAAGTAATTAAGAAAGTATCTGTGTCTTTTAGTGCTGATATTATTTCTTTCGTTTGCATACTGTCCTTTCTGTTATGTATGGGATTATCCCATACATAACTTTGAAAGTCAATGCTTATTGTTGTGATTGTTGTTGGTTATATAATAACCTAGCTTTGATCTTATCTTCTCTTGATAGAGTTTTATTCTTCATACCTTTTATTCTTTCAGCAAGATTTTTAGGATTGTAAATAACTAAACCCGTAGAGTTAGTTCTAATTATTTCTGCGTCATTTAGATTAAGACCAAGTTCAGTAGATAACTCAATCGCTTCATCTAAATATCTATAACCTTTTAAACCAAGTTTAATTTCTTTCATCTGATTTAAAATACTATCTATCCATTTTTCGTGAGCAGTAATTAATTGACCTTTAGCAATTTGCCAACTCATCAAGATTGCAAACTCTTTTTCAGTACAAGCGATTGATCTATCTCGGCAATACTCTCTACCAATTAAATCAAGAACATAATCATTGTTCCACTCTTTAGCAAATGAGGTATGATTTTTACTACCACCACTCAACCCAAGATATTTTTCGTTTGCGTCATCAACCTTTGTCCAATGTGGATTTGATTGATTACTCTCGCCATCACCTTTACCAAATTTTTGCTCGACATTAATATCGGGATTACAATTCTCTCTACCTTTCAACTCATCACGATACATGGCATAAGCAAAGTCGTTTTGTCTGCCACTTTCTTTACCATTGATATTGCCATCAAGTTTAAAATCAAAATGACTTTCAATGTATTTATCTTTCATAACTACTTTGTCATTTTCGTCACGATCTTCGACTTGACCTTGATAACCAAAATGAAAGCAACTATCTTTTGCGATAGTGTCCACATTTTGAAACTTGTTTTGTAAATGATAAGCCATTTTAATATCTTCGGGTGTGTAATGTCGGCTTACTATTTCTTTAGCAAGTTTCCACGTTTCATCTTGTAGAGGTTTCATATCCTCTCTTGCTTGCAAGAATTTTTCTTTCTCTTGCGTGTTCTCTTGTTCAAGATGTACTCGCATACGATTTGCGATCTTATTACGATACTCTTGGTTTAATCTTATTCTAGCCATTGTGTCCTTTCTGTTAAGTTAAAAATAAAGTTTTATCATACCTTGACATCACTTGTCAATAGGATTATATATGATAGTAATTCTTTAAGATATACCTGTAATGGGTTGATGATAAAAGAATAAACGGATTGCCCTCTCTGGTAGGTTAATAACCTTGGGTTGCTATATGCCATTTTAGATATAGCAGGGGGCAACCAGAAAGAAATTATGAAAGAACTATTTTGGGCATTTTATTTTGCACTGCATTTTGCAGGCGCATTTTTAGGACTCGTCATTGCTATAAATTTAAGCACGTGGCTGGGCCTGGGCATGTTCGCATTCTTCCTTGTGAAGTTTATGCTAATGTTGCCAGAGATTAAAAGATCAATATAAAACTTGAGCCCTGATCCATTGGGTTAGTACGATAGTACTATGTAATAAGTATGCATATGTCCAATGGATCTGGGGTCAAGTCTGGTAGCTTAATAAGCTTGGGTTGCTGTATGCCATTTTAGATACAGCACTTGGCCCACTTTAGAATTATTCTAAAGTGGGAGGGTGGGCCCACGAGCTCCAAGCCGCAAGCTCCAAGCTTCAAGCGCCCTGAAACAGACACAAAAAAAGGATAAAATAAAAACATGAAACAATTCACAATAGAAGTTAAACATGCATCAAAGCCCCAGCTCCAGACCATCGCAGCTGAGCTTAAGATCATGAGTCATGGATGGCAGAAGTTTGGACCACGGATCACGATCAATGGCTCCAAGCTGCAAGCCTTAGAGCTCAGGGTCCCAAGCCACAAGCGGCCTCAAGCTTCAAGCCGCAAGCGTCACAATATGGCCAGATTTATTTAATAGAATTAATTATGTTAAAGAAAGAAGCAAATAAAATAACAGGTGGTTTATCAGCTCCAGGCAAGATGCCTGAAGGCAGCTATAACCTACCAGCGAGCGCCTGCCAGACTGGCCAGATCCTGGCTAAGGTTAAAGACACGCCATGCTATAAATGTTATGCAGACGACCGCGGGCGCTATCGATTCCCGAACGTGAAGGCTGCACTAGCCAGACGCCTGAAGAGCTTAATGCACCCGAGATGGACCGAGGCCATGACTGTATTGGTGAAGGGCAAGAAGCACTTCCGCTGGCACGACTCAGGCGACATCCAGAGCGTGAACCATCTCAAGAAGATCTTTGAAGTTTGTAATAACACACCAGGCACTATGCACTGGCTGCCGACTCAAGAGCGTCGATACCTGCCGCTGGGCTCATATCCAGACAACTTAACAATAAGATTAAGCAACGCAAAAAACAACACCACACCTGGTCAGGCCTGGACCCATTGGTCCACGGTCGTTGATGAAGGCGGCGACTGCCCCGCATCGAAGCAGGGGAACCAGTGTAAGAGCTGCAGACGCTGCTGGTCCAGAGACGTGAAACATGTCACATACCCCAAACACTAAGAAAAAAATTTACCCGCACCATGAAGCATGGGCCATGGCTAATGGCTACAGGCCTCAAGCCTCAAGCGATTCGAAGAGCAAGCCGCAAGCTTCAAGCCCCAAGCAGCAAGCCTCAAGCTCCAAGCCGCAAGCGACAAGCTCCCTGATCCGTGAACCACGGAACAAATGAATAAGTTTAGAGGACCTCGGACCAAGGGCCTCGGCTAAGATAAAAGTATTCTTAGGATGCGCTACATGGAACGCAATTTGATGTGGTGAAAATTTGAGTTTGTTCTTCTTTGTAACTTTTAATTCAACAGTGAAAAAGTGCCCAGAAGTATTATACCCCAATAGATCAGGGCAGCCGAGTAAGCTAAGGTTTTCAATACGTGTCCAGATAATTCGAGGGGTTTTGGTCTTAAGTTTTTTATATAATTTAGCTTCTGGGCCCATGTGTTTTTTGAGGGAACACTAGTAGTCATCTTTGAGCTTCGTAGGAAGAATAAGGGGAGATTTTTTTTGAGTTTTCATAACAAGTCTATGACTGGAACCAGTATGACCTAGATACGGAACAGCGTGCTCATGTACTTCCATTCGTCTAATCTCATGGAGGTATCCATTGACTTCAACAAATAAAATTGCATTAGAAATAGCATTTCCTTGACGGGTGCCTGTTGCATTTGCTGCAGTAAAATTTGATAAATATTGTTGTAGGTCTTTAACTCTCATTACATTCCTGACTTTCGCATACTGTCGATTCTTTCGTCCAGTCTAGCGTGGATCTTCTTATTCTCTTCCTCTAACTCTGTCAATCTTTCTTGTAATTTTCCATTCATTTTTTGATGTGACTCATTGACCTCAAGAGCATCAGCAATCCTATTATATAAATCATTATTCTCTCTGCCAAATCTTTCTGTGGTCGCTCTGAGTTCTGCAATAGTTTTCTTAGCATCTTTCATCTCAGGTGAATTCATACCTATACCCTTAACAAGGATAGTTTCGGTTTCAGCTTCCTGACGAAGCTTGTGTTCCTTCTCATACATATCTTTCCAATAGCGATGATAATCTATTTCTGTCTTAAATAGTTCAGGATTATCTTGTTCTTCTCCATCGATAGGTTCTAACTCTTTCTGAGACTTCTGGGATTCACTCAGGGGAATCTGTTGTGCTTCTTCCTGTCTATCGGCATCTCGATATAGTTCTAACTCCCTATAAGTCTTTTCTGGAAATTCCTTCGATAATTCGTGTATGGTTTTTTCTTTCTTCATATTGACTTTTTATCATTGTTACCTTAAATTGTCAAACATGGGAGTTCCTAAAAGATTAACTGAAATGCAAATGAGATTCGCCGAGTTTATAGTATTCGGTGGACCAGATGGACCTATGACTCAAGGGGAAGCAGCGGCTGCCGCTGGGTATAGCAAAGATAGATCCCGACAAGAAGGGTCGGAATTACTTAATCCTAGACTGTCACCGCTGGTGGTTCAATACGTAGGTAAACTCAAAGAAGAAAGATTAGAGAAACACAAAGTCACTTATGATACTCACGTAGCTGAACTAGCTCGTATTAAGGAGATGGCTCTGAAGAAGAACTCATTCTCTGCTGCTGTGAACGCTGAGACGAATCGAGGCAAAGCAGGAGGACTATACATAGAACGGAAAATAATAAAACATGGGAAATTAGAAGACATGTCAGAAGAAGAACTAGAGAACAAAATGAAACAAATTTTAGACGATTACGCACCAATTTTAAATGTCACTCCCAATGAAAAGCTGCCCAAGCCAAAAGCAAAGCCAATACCAGAAAAAATAAAAAAGGAAATAAAGCCTGAGTCATCTAGTGAGGAATTAAAGTTAAAGAGTAAAGAGCCAGCAGGAAAAACACTGCCATCCCAATAATAAATAATTTATCTGGATTCCACATTTAATTTCTGGAGTCCAGTTATACATCCTGTAGGGAAGATATTCCTATCAGAATAAGCTTCATCCTTCGCGTCATAACTCGCAAAAGTCCAAATGAATCTCTTAGTCTTTTTGTAGATATATCCAAAAGACACCATCCTAGAGCATTCGAACTTATCGAACTCATCAGCTGTAGCATGCCCGCCATCCGCAGTGATGTCAACCCAAGAAATTTTATAGAAGTAAAACTTCTTTTTATTAATCACGACATGCCTATATTTTGATTTTTTCCTGCGCATATAGTACTAAATACCACAAAACACGTTGGCATAAACACATTTATGACTCGCGCACCCCATTCACGACGTTTTATACGTTTTATGTTTTTGTAAAACGTCGTACATTTAGCTATATATACCAACGATAATCGTTCATTTCGACGTTTTACGCTCTATTTGAAAAAAAAATATTTTCAAATCAATTTCGTGGCTGACAGTACTATGTATAAAACGTTGTGCCTTATTTTAGACATATTTATGTCTAATTTGTGCCGTAATGTCGCCTTAATGTTGCCATCTTCTCTTCAGCAAAAGCAATTTTAGCCAGTAATTTATCAATATCACCAGTTAGATTATAGTGGTCTGGTACGACATCCCCTCTTATTAGAGCGTCAATCTGGACCAAAGCCGCCTCTCCATCTGCTTTGTACTTCTGAATCAGGGCATTAAAGATTCTTTCTCTTATGGTTCCTGGTTCTCTCATGTATCCTCCTTAATTTTCATTCGATAATCAGTTCAGTTAAGTCTTTTTTACTTCCAAAGGATCCCTTAAAGAAGACATTAAATGATAGACTTGTACGAATATTAGTTCCTTTTTTAATATCAACTCCATGTTCTAAAGAAGATGGGAAAAGAAGCACATCTCCCCCTTGAATGGGGTAAGTTGCCGTTGTTGAATTAAAGATGTTGAATTGAGTCACAGCGGCTCTAAATGTACTCTGGCCTGATTTAAAAAAATTAATTTTATCAACTCCTTTATCAGCGTTAATATAAACAATTCCAGAAATATAAGAATTAGGATGGGCATGCTTATGATGAAACTCATTTTCTTTGGTGTAGTTAATCCAGGATTGAGTAATGTAAGGAGTTATAGTGTTGTCACAACAAATGACTTCATTAAAATAATTAATAATCTTTTGATTGAGGTCTTTTTTAAGATTCTTTAATGTTTTATGTTCTAAGACATAACTGTCGTGGGTTCGCATATTTCCCATATTGTTTGAAGTTTTTTCTTTATATTGAGCAATGGTTTTTAATTCTGTTTTAGTGAGTGCTCTATCCAAGTTAGAAAAATAAACAGGGTCAGGAAAAAGATGTTCAACTCTCATTAAAATCCCCACCCTACAAAAGAATATCTTATTCCCTTGGTTATTTCTTTTACTTTGTGTGGGTACATAAAATTAGATGGAAATAATAATATATCGCCCCGTGTCAGTTTGATTTCTTTTTTTCTGCATAAAAATTCACCACCTTGGTAGTTATCATTAAGCAAACCAATGAAGGATATAATGGGGATGCCTTTATATTTACCATCGAATAGGGTGTGAATGTGATCGTAATGAGTTTGCATTTGAGTTCCAACTTTATATCTATTAAATCTTAGTGGACTTATATGTCTCATCCATACACTGCCAGTTCGTCCTTCCTCTTGAGAATACTTCTGTTGATACTTTCGTATTGCTTCTAGTAGATATTTTTCTATCATTTTATATTGCTCCCTGGTTGCATAGATAATATCTAATTCTTTCTTTTGAGGAGAAGCATCTTGATCATAACTAGACCAAGAATGTTTGGACCATTTCTTTTCGGGCAATGAGTTCTCCCTAATTAAAGATTTACACAGCTCTACGGGCATTAAATTTTGTACCATGATATAATCATCGACGTATTTCATCAGTTCTTTGATATTTTATTCTCTTCGAATTCTGCTAGTAGTTCTCTTGTATCAATTTGTGCTTCTTCTTTGTAATCTCTTATTAATTCATAATAAGCGTCTAATCTTTTTAAAAATTTGTGTTTCCAGGACCTTAATTCAGCCCCTTGAAACCTGAATTCTTGCAAATATAGGTCAGGAGTACATACCATTATTATGCCTTGTTGAATCATAGAGCCATGAATATAGTCATGAGCCATGGCATAGGCTGCAATCTGCATATAATAGTCATCAATCCATTCCTTACGTTTGGGTGAGTTTGCTTGTTTAAAATCAATGATGGTATCCATTTCATTATGAACACATACAAGGTCCGTGCTCCCTGCATAAAGGCCAGGGTAATAGAGCGTTACTTCACTCCCGTAGTATTCTTCCACAGGCGTGAGACCTCTCTCAATCACCTTCGTAGCCATGGTCTTAGCTTGTTGACCCAAGCTTGTGAGATCCTCGTAGCCTTTACCTAAAATATAAGCTTCAATAAACTTGTGCATGGAAGTTCCTCGCTTTGAAGAGAGATTCTTAATCGCTTCAGCCTGAGAGTCTCCAACTCTAGCTTTCCATTTCCTAAGAAAGCCCTGGTCCTTGGTCCGTGATAAAATAGTCGTGACGCTAGGCAACTTGGTTCCCTTCACATCATACGTTCTATTTCCTTCGTCATCGGACCTCGGAACACGGACATAATTATATCTGTCTGATTTCTTCATTCAAACTATCTTTTCTTTTTCTTCTTAGCTTTAGCTTTTTTCTTCTTCTTCTTAGTTTTAGCTTTTTTCTTTTTAGCCATAGTGACCTCCTTTTTTAATTGGTTATAATGATCTTCGTTTCTAATAACAGGAATCATTTTTCTAATTTTTTAATATCCTTCAGCATTTCAATATCTTCATAAGGCACCCAGGCAAAGCGGTCATCGTTGTTTTTTCCTGTTCGTTTATTAATATATTTGGAACGATCACAGACGACGTAGGGTTTTTTCTTAAAAGACCAGGGCTCCGTAGCCTTCGCATTAATATCTTCCTGATTCAGTTTAGGCTTAACCATCTCCCACAAAGGTTTGGTCGGAACAATGAGCCATGCGTATTTTTTTCTTTTTTGAGCAATCCTGTCTGATGCACCCAGAATCCATCCCATCTCACCATTAACATTGCGCCATTCAATCAACATCATTTCATCCTGAATAGGAAGATTTCGGTCCTCTTCGAATCGTCGGTTGAATCGCTTCAGTCCCTTGACTTCAAATTTGAATCGTTGAGAATCTCCTAGAAGATTTCCTTCCATGTCCCAGT